TTAGGTGATAGATCAAGACGTGAAGCAATGATTCATGTTTCAGAAGATATTATTAAACCAAGAAACGGCAAATCATTCTTTGGTTGGAAAGTTTCTAAAGAAATTGAAGAAGGTAAACATTACGCAATTGCTGACGGCGGATTTATTGAAGAACTTGAGCCTATCATTGAAAAAGTCGGAAATGAAAATATAATCATTGTTCAATTAACAAGAGAAGGACATGATTATTCTACTGATAGCAGAAGATACTTCAACGGTAATCTTATTAAAGAAATTGCTATTGGTTTTGAAACTAAAATTGATAAAGCTTATGTACTTAAAGAAGATTTAAATATTAGAACTTATCGTGTACATAACAACGGTTCGGTAAGAAACTTTCAAAGAGCACTTACGGATATTTACAATGAACTTAATGAAGAGTTTAAACTTGATAGCACTAACAGACAAATTACAGAATCTACCGACACCGAACATAATCAATCTTAAAGAATGTCAAGATCGTAGATCCTGGACAGAATCAGAATTTTTACGTCATGGTGTTGAAAAGATTAAAGTACATTCATATGATCGTTATGAGGAAGGCAAAAGTATTGCTTTCGTAGGTGATCCTAGTGTAGTTGATGCTACAACCAAAGGCGTTACTTCCTCACATTTACTTACCATTAAATGGTGGTATGAAAATACAGATGAAGAATATGGTTTATTCTTCGAAGACGATTTGGATTATGAAACGATTCAATATTGGAACTTTACATTAAAAGAATATATTGAAAGATGTAATCAGTGGGATTGGGGAGCATTACATATGTGTAATGTTTTTGAATATCCTTATGACTTTCAAAACGAATACATTCCGATGGTTCCTAGGAAAAGAGAACTGTGGGACCACGGTTTACAAGCATACGCACTGAAAAGAGAATATGCAAAAAAATTAGTAGAATATTATTTTGGAGAAGATCCAAGTAGAATCAATTATCGTATGCCGTTAGGTAGCCCGATAACAACAGAAAATAATATATTGCATGGATTTGGATTGGTTATAACCTTTCCTTTATTCAATCATAATGTCACAGACTTTAGATCGAAGAATATATATTATTATAACGAACAAGCAAGTTCAGCTTTCTATTCGTATGAGTTCCTTGATGGATGGTGGGAAAAGAAAGGTCAATGGTTATCACTTGATGGTATATTTGATAATGAACGAGAATCACATAAAATTTATGGAGAATTATAATGAGTTGTGTTTATAAAGGTGAAGTAATTAACTCAGAACAATCTGCCAATGCAAAAGGCGGAACTGAAATGATGAGACAACGCTTAATTGATAATATTGATAAAGAAGTACTTGAAAAGGTAGCAGTACATTTATCAAGACCTAGAGAATTATATAATGATGTACCAAACATTCTTTGGTGTCATGATTTGGCAGAAGATCCGGAAAATCAAATCTTAAAAGATGGTGGTTGGAATAAGTTCCATCATTTTGTATTTGTATCTGCATGGCAAAGAGATCAATACGTTGTAAGATACGGAATTCCATATTCTAAATGTTCAGTTATTCATAATGCGGTTGAAAAGAAATATGACCCAAAAGAAAAAGATATGGAAACCATTCGTTTTGTATATCATACCACTCCGCATCGTGGATTGGAATTACTTGTTCCTGTATTTGAAACATTAGCAAAAGAATTTGATAATATTCATCTTGATGTATTTTCAGGATTTGAAATTTATGGTTGGGAACAACGTAACGAAGCATATAAAGAATTGTTTAAAAGAATTGAAGACCATGATAAAATGACATATCATGGAGTTAAATCTAATGAAGAAGTTTTAGAAGCATTAGATAAGTCTCATATTTTCCTATATCCTAATATATGGAAAGAAACATCTTGTATTGCGTTGCTTGAAGCAATTAAATCACAAATGATTTGTATTCATCCTAATTACGGAGCATTACCAGAAACTGCAGCAAATGCAACCATTATGTATGATTGGAACGAAGATATGAATCATCATGCAAATTATGCTTTTGCCATAACAAGACAAATATTAACTCAAATGAAAAATGATCCAAACTATTTTCATGGATTTACTTTTTCAGACAGGTTTAACTTGGCAAGAAATTCAATTGCCTCTTTCTCCACAATGTGGAACACTCTTTTAAGGAACATTGGAGATGCCTACCAAAAATAAGCCAGATAACTTATTACAATTTCCGGCTATACATTCTAATCCTCCAATCAATGAGGATCAAGTTCGTCAAAAAATTAAAGATTACAAAGATAGTTATTCTACCGAACTTGCAGAAATTATTTGGGAGAATGTATTAGGGGAGATGGCTCGAGCAGGTTGTGATTTTGATTCTGATATGGAAAAGTACTTTCCTAGTATGGTACTTATCTTTGAATCTATCAAATCATTACATTTACTCACAATGAATGAAAAACACCAATTACAAGAATATGCCGATAACAATGTTTTAATTATGGACAATACGGACCCAGGAGTATTTGCTGGTGGTATGATTAGAAAAAAATCTAAAGAAACTATTGACATTGACGAAGATTTGGATTAAAATATACAAATTAATGTAAATTGGATATAAATTATGATATTAGTTGACTATAACCAAGTTATGCTTGCGTCTTTGTTCGCAGGTATTGGTAATCACACAAATGTCGAACTTGATGAAAATCTTCTTCGTCATATGTTCTTAAACTCTATTAGATTCAATCGTAAAAAGTTTTCTGGTGAATACGGAGAAATTGTTTTATGTTGCGATAATACTAATGTATGGAGAAAAGATTATTTTCCATACTATAAAGCAAATCGTAAAAAGAATCGAGATGAATCTGATATGGATTGGAACATGTTGTTTGATGTGATTCATGAAATACGCAGAGAGATCGAAGAATTCTTTCCGTATAAAGTAATGTACATTGACCGATGTGAGGCAGACGATGTTATTGCCGTATTGGTTGAAGAGTTTGGAACTGAATTAAATACAGGCGCAGAAAAAATTCTGATTCTTTCAGGAGATAAGGATTTTATTCAATTGCACAAATATGCGAATGTTGACCAGTATAATCCAGTTTTAAAGAAATGGATTCGTCATGCGGATCCTAATAAATATTTACAGGAACATGTATTAAAAGGTGATGTAGGTGACGGTATTCCAAATATTCTTAGTGCTGATAATTGTCTTGCTATTGGTGACCGCCAAAGACCAATGACAAAGAAAAGAATTGAAGTATTCACCAACACTCCTGAAAACATGGACGAGGAAACAAGATTAAGGTTCAATCGTAATAAACAAATGATTGACCTATCGCAGATTCCTCAACAGTATAAAGATATTATACTGAATGAATTTAATACACAAGAAGTAATTGGTAGAGAACATCTTTTCAATTACTTCGTCAAGAAAAAATTGAAAAACTTGATTGGAGATTTACAGGATTTTTAAAATGATTAGAGACTCAATCGCAGATGTTCTAAACGCGGCTGCAAAAGAAAAAAGCGTTAACAGTAAAGTTGCTGTTCTACAAAAATTTACATCAATACCATTAAAAGGTATTCTTCGTTTGATTTATGATGAAGACATTGAATTTATGGTACCTGATAGTAAACCACCTTATAAAGAAAATAACTTGATTGACCTAGACACTATGTTGTATCGAGAAGCAAGACGTTTGAGAATTTTCTTCAAAGGTGGAGGTTATGACAACCTAAATCAAATTAGAAGGGAAGCATTGTTCATTCAATTGCTTGAAGACCTCGATCCGGCTGATGCAAAAATTTTATCAGAAAATATGATTTCGCATACTCCGGTAAAAGGCATTACAAGAAAGACAGTTGAAGCTGCTTTTCCTGATTTATTTGATACACCCTTACCTGCTCTTGGATTCAAATAAGGAAAACAAAATATGTCAAAGCGCAAATGGGAAAGCGCTGATTCCGAATGGGATGATTACAAAAAGATAGATCGCAAACGGGATAGACGAAAAAAGCAAACTAGAGAGAATAAAAGAAGGCAACGGCTTTCAGAAAAAAAGACTTTTCTTTCATAAAAACTATTGACATTTCTGATTATTTGTGTTATAATATAATCTGAAATGGAAAAAGAAATGAAAAAAATGGAAAAATACAGAGCCGATAAATTGATATTGGTTGACTGTGACGGTGTTCTCCTTGACTGGAAATATGCCTTTTATAGCTGGATGGCTGAAAAAGGTTATAAAATGTATGTTCACGGAGAATACGAAGTTGCTGATACCTTTAATATTACAAAAGCTGAAGCAAAAGCTTTAATTAGACAGTTTAACGAATCCGCAAGAATTGGATTCTTACCTGGTCTACGAGATGCAATTAAATATGTTAAAAAACTACATGATGAAGGATTTGTCTTTCATTGTATTACTTCTTTAAGTACTGACCATTTTGCTGGTAAGATGAGAGAACATAATCTCGAAACTTTATTTGGAAAAGGTGTATTTGAGAAGGTAGTTTGCCTTGACTGCGGAGCTGATAAGGATATTGGATTAGCTCCTTACAAGGATAGTGGTTGTGTTTGGGTTGAAGATAAACCTGAAAATGCAATATGCGGACTCAATCTCGGACTCAGACCTTATTTAATTGCTCATGATTTCAACGATAATTTCAACCATCCTGACATACCAAAAGTTAGGTTATGGAAGGAAATTTACGAAGAAATTGTATAAATACAATTATGCATATTGAGATTGGATACTAAATGCCAACATACGAATTTGAAGATACCAAATCTGGTGAAATCTTCGAGAAGTTTCTAAAGATCTCGGAGAAAGAAGTTTACCTTCAAGAAAACCCCCATATTCAACAAAGAATTACCGGTGCGTCAGCATTGATTGATAGCGCACGGCTTGGTCGCATGAAACCTGACCAAGGTTTTCGTGATTTACTTTCGTCTATGAAAAATAATAAATCATACACAGGAAACAAAATCAACGATTGGAAGTAACATATAAGTTACCTTCAGAGTGTTGATTGCTAAGGAGGTTATATATGTCAAGACAACAGCGTCGTTCATCACCAAAGGAGAGAAGGTTATTGAAGAGGAAACAAAAAGGAACTTTAGATGCAAAGTTCTCAATGAAAAATATTTCCCCAATGACAACAACTCAAGAGGATATGTTTGATAGCTATCGTAATGGATATAATATTGCTGCCATCGGAACGGCAGGCACAGGAAAAACAATGTGTGCGTTATATCTTGGTTTAAGTGATATTTTAAACGATGATGATTATGACCAAGTTATTATTGTTCGTTCTGCGGTACAAACTCGGGAACAAGGCTTTATGCCAGGTACCCAGGCTCAAAAAGAAGCCGTATATTCAGTACCTTATGCTGATATAGTAAACAACTTATTTGGCAGAGGAGATGCTTGGGAAATACTCAAACAAAAGCATTCTGTCAAATTTATGACATCGTCGTTCGTTCGCGGACTTACATTTGATAATTCCATTATTATTGTAGACGAATGTCAAAGTATGACCTATCATGAACTTGATAGTATCATAACAAGAGTTGGTGAAACATCAAGAATCATATTCTGTGGTGATACTGCGCAAGATGATCTTGCCACTTCAAGAAACAGAAACGATATTTCTGGACTTGGAGATTTTATCAATGTATTAAAAAGAATGGATCACTCCTTCAAGATAATTCAATTTGGAATTGAAGATATTGTAAGAAGTGGTTTAGTTAAAGAATATATTATAGCAAAGGAGAGAAACACAATATTTAGTAGGCCTCAGTTAGCAATGACAGCCTAACAATCTCGGGGACCTTCGGGTCCCCAATTCTCAAGGATTAGATTATGAAACTATTTGAACACAATTCAGACGCACCTGTCTTAGAACAACTAACAAGATCCAACGTAGATGGTAAGCGTATTTACCAAACTCCTTCCGGTGAAGGATATCCTTCGGTCACAACAGTTTTAGGTATTCTTGGAAAAGAAGATCTAATGGCATGGAGACGACGAGTTGGTGAAGAAGAAGCAAATCGTATCTCTACTCAAGCCGCAAGACGTGGTACTGCTGTTCATAAACTTTGTGAAGAATATTTAAATAATAATCCTGACTATTCTAAAAAGCATATGCCTGCGAATATTCAAATGTTTAATACGATGAAACCTATACTTGATGAAAAAATAAATAATATTTGGTACCAAGAGTGTTTCTTGTATTCTAACGAATTACAAACCGCAGGCCAGGTCGATTGTATTTGTGAATGGAATGGTGAACTTGCGGTTGTTGATTTTAAGACGTCAAGAAAACTCAAAAAAGAAGAATGGATACTAAACTATTATATGCAGGTTTCTTTTTATGCAAAAGCATTCGAAGAAATGACTGGTACTCAAATAAACAAAGGAATAGTATTCATTGGTGTAGATAATGAAGATCCACAGGTGTTTGAGTTTAATCCTAATGATTATATTGAACATTTTAAAGCGGTAAGAGAAACTTATAAAGAACTGTATGAAAAAGATAAGGTACATAATTTCTGACGATCATATGGGTGTATTCCTAGGTACATATAATGGATATGATTTAGGAATGGAAGATGACAGTAGAATTTATGCTTGCTTTGCTGCCAACAATCCTTTTGGTTTAACCACAGCCTGTTCTTTTAAAACTGAAAGAGCAGCTTACCATTTTATTAGAGATATGTTTCCACCGAAAAAACATGGTATGTTAAAAACATTCGCGGTCGAAACAGAGAGCGAATTTCCAACCGTTGTAGAAATGATTAAGTCAGGTCATGCAGATATTACATTTGACATGATTGACAGTTTGATGCCAGCTGGAAGTACTACTATTCATTAATATAAATATCTATTGACATTACGATAAAGATAGATTATAATACAACTAATATGTTAATTTCAGATAAAAGATTAGTTCAAGAAGCGTTAATG